GCGGCTGGCGCCTGTAATGCCTTGTTACCATCCCATGCCTGCAGTCCGCATGGTGGATGGCTCTGTAAAGTTTGTTTCTCGTAATAAAGCTGGTGTAGATGGTACCCTTGAGCTACCCTGTGGTCAGTGTATTGGATGCCGCCTTGAGCGATCTAGGCAGTGGGCAATGCGTTGTCTCCATGAGTCCTCTTTGTATGACCAGAATTCTTTCATTACGCTCACTTACGATGAATCGACTATCCCACCAGGCGGCTCGCTCTGGTACCCTGATTTTCAGAAGTTTATGAAGCGTCTCCGCAAATTCACTAAGCGCCCCGTCCGTTTTTATATGGGTGGTGAGTATGGTGAGTCCACGGCTCGTCCTCATTATCATGCCTGTTTGTTTGGGTACGATTTTCCTGATAAGGTATTTTTCCGTAAGTCTTCTTCGGGTGAGAAGCTTTATACGTCTGCTATTCTTGAGAGGTTATGGCCCCATGGACTATCTTCTGTTGGCGCTGTCTCTTTCGAGTCTGCCGCTTATATTGCTCGTTATTGCGTCTCCAAGGTCACGGGTGATCTTGCCGAGTCTCATTATTCATGCCCTGAGTATGTCGATCCTGACGGCGTTATCTGTCAGGCAGTAACCCCTGAATTTAATCATATGTCTTTGAAGCCCGGCATTGGTGCGCGGTGGCTGTCTAAGTTTGAGACTGACGTTTTCCCTCGGGATTATGTTGTTATCAACGGTGTTAAGACTCGCCCTCCCAAGTACTATGACACGCTTTTTGAACGTGAAAATCCAGAGGTTTTTTCTGATATTGTTGCCCAGCGTGAGCTGGATGGTTATTCGTCCTTCTTGTCTGGTGAGCAATCTTTGTCTCGTTTGTTCGTTAAAGAGCAGGTTCACTCTGCTCAACTTTCTCAACTCAAAAGAGGTTTTTTATGATGCATCGTAACCGTTCGGTGGACCCTCACAAGTTCGCTATGATTCCTCGCGCGGATATTCCCCGTGCTTCTTTTAATCGTCAATTTACCCACAAAACCACGTTTGACGCTGGATTTTTGGTCCCTGTTTATGTCGATGAAGTTTTGCCTGGCGATACCTTCAATTTGAAGATGACTGCTTTCGCTCGTTTGGCTACGCCTATTTTTCCCACTATGGATAATATGCACCTTGATACTTTTTTCTTTTTTGTTCCTAATCGTTTGGTTTGGAATAATTGGGTTAAGTTTATGGGTGAACAGGATAATCCTTCTGATTCCATTTCTTATGTGATTCCTCAGCAGGTTTCACCTGCTGGTGGTTATGCTATTGGTTCTCTGCAGGACTATATGGGTTTGCCTACTGTTGGTCAGGTGACTGCCGGTCAGACTGTCTCACATTCTGCATTGTTTACTCGTGCTTATAATTTGATTTGGGATGAATGGTTTAGGGATGAAAACCTTCAGCTTTCTGCTGTTGTCGATAAGGGCGATGGCCCTGACGCCACGCCTTCTACTAATTACATTTTGCGCCGCCGTGGTAAGCGCCATGATTATTTTACTTCTGCTTTGCCTTGGCCTCAGAAGGGCGGTACTGCTATTACGTTGCCTTTGGGTACCTCTGCACCCATTAAGATGAATGCAACATCTGCCTCTAATAATATAGTTACTTTGCGTGACGGTAATAACGCTTTGCGTGATGTTTTTTCTGGTACCACTGGTACTGGTTCATATGTTAATTTTGGTGCTGTATCTACCAATCCTAACTCTATGTATGCTGATTTGACGCAAGCAACGGCTGCTACTATTAATCAGCTTCGTCAGTCTTTTCAGATTCAGAAATTACTTGAACGTGATGCTCGTGGTGGTACTCGATATACTGAGATCGTCCGCTCTCATTTTGGTGTTATTTCTCCTGATGCTCGCCTCCAGCGTCCTGAGTATTTGGGTGGCGGCTCTAGTCCTATTATCATTAATCCGGTAGCTCAGACTTCTGGCACTGGTGTTACTGGTGGTTCTACCCCTCTTGCTAATTTGGCTGCTATTGGTACTGGTCTTGCTAATCGCCATGGTTTTACTCAGTCTTTTACTGAGCATGGCATGGTTATCGGTTTGGCTTCTATTCGTGCTGATTTGACCTATCAACAAGGCCTTGATCGTATGTGGTCTCGGTCTACTCGTTATGATTTTTACTTTCCTGCTTTTGCTATGCTTGGTGAACAAGCTGTCCTTAATAAGGAAATTTATGTAACTGGTACTGCTAGCGATAACAACGTGTTTGGTTATCAGGAACGATGGGCTGAATATCGTTATAAGCCCTCTATGATTACTTCCAAGTTCCGGTCTACTGCTGCTGGCACTTTGGATGCTTGGCATTTGGCTCAGCGTTTTACTGCCCTTCCTACTCTTAATTCGACTTTTATTGAAGATACTCCTCCCGTGTCTCGTGTCGTCGCTGCTGGGGCTTCTGCTAATGGACAGCAATTTTTGTTTGATTCCTTCTTTGATTGCGTTACTGCTCGTCCTATGCCCCTCTACTCTGTGCCTGGTCTGATTGACCATTTCTGATATGTTGGGCGAGCTTCTTTCTCTTGGATCAACGCTCTTGAATCATCATCTTGCCTCTGATCGGCAAGATGATGCTCAATCGTTTTCTGCTCAGCAGTTTGCTACTCGTTATCAAACTACTGTAAAGGATATGGAGGCGGCGGGTTTGAATCCTGCCCTTGCTTATCAACAAGGGGGTGGTTCGCCTCCTTCTTCTACTGCTGCTTCTGCTTCTGGTGGTGATGTTGGTGCTATTCATTTGCAATCTAAAATGAATACAGCTCAAG